TTGGTGGTTCCATTGCAGACTGCGGTGGTGAATTGACTGGCCCAGTAGCCACCAACACCCCAAAGGACACACATGGGCTTGATGTTTCCCAAGTACACCTACTACCGGAGCAAGACCCACCTAAAGAATGTGGCCTCTTTGCTCTGTCAGCACTGTGGACGGGACGGGTCAGTACAAGCGGCGCATTCCAATTGGTCAGAGCATGGCAAGGGCAGAGGGATAAAGGCAAGCGACATTTACACAGCGGCACTCTGTCAAGACTGCCACCAAGAACTAGATCAAGGAAATCACCTCTCCAAAGAGGAAAGAAAGCGAATGTGGATTGAGGCTCACAAAAAAACGGTTTTCACGATGACGATGCTAGACCTATGGCCCCGCGACATTGGAATACCGTTAGAATATGAATAACCGATGCTGGTGGCTCCTCCCACAAGTGAACAGTCTGAGGCCGGGGCTTCGGCCCCTCTTTTTTAAAGGGTTTATATGACCGGACTTCTAGCACCCGCTGCTGAAATCAGCATCGAGATCAAACAAAGCAAAGCAATGGACTCTAATGGACGCTGAAGGCGATTCATGCCCCGTTGCTACTCAAGATGTTGAGGCAAACCTCAAATGTCGCCAAAAAGCAATTGACAAGGCGATGTATGGGCCGATGAACCCCAACGAACCAAACAACGACTATTGGCGCAAGCTGGCAGAGGGTTGGCGTCTTTCTGCTGGTCAAGCAAAGAAATCAACTTGCGGTAACTGTGCAGCATTCATTCAGACCACTAAGATGCTTGACTGCATTGATAAGGGTCTCGGTGAGGACACAGACGCATGGGATGTGATCGAAGCGGGTGATTTGGGCTACTGTGAGGTGTGGGACTTCAAATGTGCATCAAAGCGCACTTGCTCGGCATGGATTGTTGGTGGCCCCATTACTGATGAGTCTGAAATGAAAGGCGATGAATCATGATGAAAATGAAGATGACCCCTGCCGGACAAAAGAAGGTCGGTAAGGTAATGCACGAGTACAAGATGGGTGAACTGCACTCCGGCAAGGGCGGCAAGGTCGTGAAAAACCCCAAGCAAGCCATTGCCATCAGTCTGAGTGAGGCAGCAAAGGTCATGAAAAAGAGGATGAAATGAAAGGCTTGTACGAAAATATTAGGGCCAAACAAGAGCGCATAAAGGCTCAAAAAGCTGCGGGTGTAAAGCCCGAGCGCATGAGAAAAGTCGGTAGTAAGGGTGCGCCCACTGCGGCTGCATTCAAGGCTGCTGCAAAGACCGCAAAGAAATGATTAAGCGCGGCAAAGAATCATTCTCGGGGTACAACGCCCCAAAGAAAACCCCATCTCATCCGACTAAGAGTCATGCGGTGCTGGCAAAGAGTGGGGATGAGGTAAAGCTGATTCGTTTTGGTCAGCAGGGTGTAAAAGGCTCTCCGGGCGGTACAAAGCGCAACGAAGCATTCAAAGCCCGACACGCTGAGAACATTGCAAAAGGCAAGATGAGTGCAGCTTATTGGAGTAATCGCGAAAAATGGACTTGACATGGACTACATACGCCCCACTCCGAGAAACCCCATCTATGGGCTATTGGCTGACGAACTAGAAAAGCTGTACTCCCCAACCCAAACGCAACAAATGCAAGGGTTGATGAAGTTTTTGATGGTTCCGGAAGTGTCGAAGACAATGAATCTGTTGGCCTATGGCGAACCGCTGACTACGGGCGCGGGTGGCATTGGCGGCACGACAAGGGTAAAGCCCGAAGTTTTGGATGCGGCTATGGCTGTGGCTCCAATGGCTCCGGTTGCTGGACGGGCGGTAAGGGGTACGGCTCGGATGGCGGGGCAAGAAATCGCAGATGTAATGTCCGGTATGCCATCACGGTCATTGCTTGGTGACATTACGCCAAAGCCTATGCAACTGATTACATATCATGGCACACAGCATAGATTCCCACCTACACAGAAAAATCCACTTGGTGAATTTGACGCTACCAAAATAGGTACTGGTGAAGGCGCACAAGCCTATGGACACGGAATTTATGTAGCTGAATCACCAATTGTAGGAAAAGAATATCAGCGAAAACTTGGAAATGTATCTGTAATGTTAGGCGAAACATCCATTGATGACATTATTGCAAAAGGTGGAGATGCTGCAAGGGCTGCTGAAAGATTGAAGAGAGACTTTACAAATACATCAATTGCTCAACATCCGGATGATGTAAATAGTCCAGCATTTTGGAAAGAAACAGAGAATTATTATAAAACAGTAAATAATCAAGAAACACAAGGGGTTAAAAAACTACTTGATACCTATGGTTCAATTAGTGCGAATTTGAAGGGCAATCTATATAAAGCAGATTTGCCCGATGAAATGATACCTAAGATGCTTGATTGGGATAGGCCATTAAGTGAACAAAAAGCTGTCATGTCGGCACTCAGATCAGAGGCAGAGCAAAAAGTACGCACTCGGATGCTTGCAGACATTGAAAATGACATAAGAAGTAAATTGCCAAAAGGAGAGGACATTGGTGATAACTATATGTCTTTGTTTAGTGATGCAAACATAGTAAAGAATCAAGAAATTACAGATCAAGCTATGGCAAAACTGAATAATATAGATTTAAAACCATTGATAGACAAAGAGGTCAAATCATTTATCCCATCTGATAGAACATGGGAAATGACGGGTAAAGAATATTATGAAATGCTAACAAATCAGTTAGGGTCTCCAAAGCAAGCCTCTGCGATGTTTGCAAATCAAGGTATTCCCGGCATAAAGTATTTGGATGAACAATCAAGAGGTTCCACGGGGCAGGGGAAATGGAAGGTAACTTTTGGTAATGGCGAAGAAAAAATTATGAATTTCAAGCCAAATGACGATGCTATGCAAAGCATTGGAGCAAAAGTAGAACCATATGGGACGAGTAATTTTGTTGTATTTCCCGGTGAAGAACAAAAAATAAAAATACTTCAGCGCAATGCTGAAAACGCAATGGTTGACCCAATGCGCCGGAACGAATCCGACATTCTTGCTGGACTACTCCCCGCAAGCCTATTGGCAGACCCCGAAACGCGCCGAAAGCTAGATGAGGAATTGAGTCTGTTATATACTAAGTAATACCAACAGACCTAAAGGAATTGGTAATGCAAAAGCAAACAATGCTAACTATAGTAGCCAAAGATAGCAAGGGTGCTATATGAGTGGCGTAAGACACGGCGGCAGGGGCATAGGAACGCCGAATAAGGCCACATCTGAGGCAAGACAAGCCATAGCTACCTTTGTGGATGGAAACGCATGGCGGCTCTCTATTTGGCTCGACAAGGTAGCAGAGGGCGACCCCGAGCATGACATAAAGCCAAACCCCGCAAAGGCATTTGAGTTATTTCAGTCAGTAGTGGAGTATCACATTCCAAAGCTGGCAAGGACAGAACACGCCGGAGACGCGAACAATCCCATTGAAATGAAAGTCACATGGGCGCAACCGAACAATCCATCGTAATCCCATATAGCCCGAGAAAAGAGCAATTGCAGATTCACACTCTGCTGGACGCTAAACGGTTCGGGGTAGTGGTGGCCCATCGAAGGATGGGAAAGACTGTCAGCGCGATCAACCACTTGATTAAAGATGCGGTGACGAACCAAAAGGAAGCACCGCGCTACGCCTACATTGCTCCGACATACGGGCAAGCAAAGCGGGTGGCATGGGACTACCTCACGAAATACGCAAGACCGTTAGGCGGTACAGAGAACATCTCAGAACTGCGGGTGGACTTTTGGAACCGTAGGATTCAGCTATATGGCTCAGATAACCCCGACTCACTGCGCGGACAGTATTTCGATGGGGTGATTCTTGACGAGATTGGCGACCAAAACCCAAAGATTTGGACAGACATTATTCGCCCGTCATTGGCTGACAGACTCGGGTGGTGCTGCTTTATCGGGACTCCAAAGGGCCACAATCACTTTAAAGACCTACGAGATCGGGCAGAAACAGAGGACGGGTGGGGACTATTGGAGTTCAAAGCCTCCCAAACGCAAGTATTGAGCGAGACCGAACTAAAGGCGGCTCGGGTCGAGATGGGGGACGATAAGTATCTCCAAGAGTTTGAGTGCTCGTTTACCGCTGCGGTGGAGGGTTCTTACTACGGTCAACTGCTCAATGATTTGGACGAAAAGAACCACATTCAAGAGATTCCCCGCGATGATCTCTGTAAAACAGTGTGTGCATGGGACTTGGGAATGGGTGACTCTACGGTGATTTGGGTGGCTCAAATAGCTGGCTCAGAAATCCGATTGATGGACTTTTACGAGAATAACGGGGTCGGACTTGACAGCTATGTAAATTGGTTAAGGCATAATGGGTGGGACAAAGCCGAGCAAATCCTACCTCACGATGTACAAGTGCGGGAACTCGGGACGGGGAAAAGCCGACTAGAGGTTTTAACCGATGCTGGATTAAACATTCGGGTTGCCCCACGCATGGGGGTCGATGATGGCATCCAAGCGGTGCGAAGGCTGCTCCCACGATGTTGGTTCAATGTGCCAAAGGTCAAACAAGGACTAGACGCACTCAGAAACTACCGAAGGGATTACGATGAAAAGCGCAAAATCTTTTACGACCGACCACTTCATGATTGGAGTAGCCATAGTGCTGATGCTTTCCGCTATCTTGCAATCGGTCTAAACGAAACAACCGGCTGGTCAAAGATGCCCACAAATAATGTGAAATGGATTGTGTGATGGACGAAAACAAACTCAAATCAATCATCGATGCTGAGATTTCCAACAGTCTCGGCTATTTGGAGACTGAGACCACTGAACAGCGTAGGGAAGCACTGCAAAGCTACCTACGGCAACCATACGGCAATGAGGTTGAAGGTAAGTCGCAGATTGTGACCGGTGAGGTTGCAGAGGCTGTAGACGGTTCTCTCCCATCATTGGTGCGAATCTTCTCGGCAAGCGATGAGGTGGTGCGGTTTGAACCCCGTGGCCCAAATGATGAGGCCGGAGCAAAGCAAGCCACCGAGTATGTGAATTGGGTATTCAACCGTGACAACGAAGGCGTGATTATTCTTCACGATTGGTTCAAGGATGCGCTTCTCCAAAAGGTCGGGGTGGTCAAAGCCTATTGGGAAGATAAAGAAGATGTCATCAAAGAAAAGTACCGCGATCTAACTGAGGACGAACTCGCCATGCTGATGAGCGATGGCACGATGGAGATTGTCGATCAAGACACACAAGAATTCGATCAGATCACCCCAATGGGGCCGATGAAGGTCAAGATTCATGCTGTGACTGTCTCAAAGAAACAAAAGACGGGGCGTGTGGTGGTCGAGAATGTCCCACCGGAAGAATTCCTAATCTCTAAGAAGGCTCGGAGGATTGAGGGTTCACCCTTCGTTGCCCACCGTAAGCTGATGACCCGAAGCGACTTGATCGCAATGGGCTTTGATGCTGACATTGTGGACGGGATTCCTTCTAGCGACTCACTGACCTACACACCGGAGCGACTCGTTAGGTTCTCCAATGGTGAGCAACCGGATGACTCCACAAGCATGGATGACTCGATGCAGAGTGTTGAAGTGTTTGAGTGCTATCTACGGGCCGACATGGACGGGGACGGTATCGCTGAACTGCGACAAGTGTTCTATGCTGGAAACGAGATTCTGTCAGATGAAGAATGCGACTATGTGCCATTCCACTCGATCTGCCCGATTCCCATTCCGCATAAGTTCTTTGGTCAATCATTGGCTGACCGAACGACAGACATTCAGTTACAAAAGACCACTATCACCCGTCAGATTTTGGATAATCTCTATCTGACAAACAATGCTCGGGTTACTGCTGTAGACGGTCAAGTTAACTTAGATGACTTGCTGACTGCCACTGCTGGCGGTGTGGTGCGGATTAAGTCTCAAGGCGCAGTGCAGCCATTGAATGTGCCACCCGTTGCGGGACAAGCCTTTCCAATGTTGCAATATCTCGACTCTGTGGCCCAAAAGCGCACCGGAGTAACAGACGCTTCACAAGGGCTAGACCCCGCTATCTTGCAGAATGTGACTGCTGCGGCTGTGGCATCGATGCAAGCTGCGGGTGCGGGTAAGGTCGAACTGATCGCACGAATCTTTGCGGAGACGGGTGTTAAGTCTCTGTTTAAAGGGATTCTGCATCTGCTGTGCAAGTATCAAGACAAGCCCCGCATTGTGCGGATGAGAGGCTCTTATGTGGCCTTTGACCCGCGAGAGTGGACGAATCAGTACGATGTGGACATAAATGTTGGTCTCGGTGCTGGCAACCGTCAAGAGCAAATGGCGATGCTTCAAATGGTTCTACAGAAACAAGAACAAGTATTGGGACAGATGGGGCCAGCTAACCCATTGGTAAGCATGGGACAGTACCGGAACACGCTCGGGAGAATGGTGGAGGCTGCGGGATTCAAGGACAGCGCAGAGTTCTATAAAGCCATTCCACCGGAACTCGATCAGCAATTGAGCGCACCTCCGCAACAGCAAGCCCCGCAGATGACTCCGGAAGCACAAGCGGCAATGGCAAAGGTTCAAGCCGACATTCAGAGTATGCAAATGAAGGCACAAGCTGATATTCAGTTGGCCCGTGAGAAGGCAATGGCTGATATGCAGTTACAGCGCGATAAGTTTCAAGCTGAGATGATGTTCAGAAAGCAAGAGTTTGAAGCAGAGGCCCAATTGAAAGCAATGAAGGTCGGGGCAGGGATTACCTCAAACATTGAGATTCCGGGGTAAAGAATGGCTGACTCAAACATCATCTACAGCCCAAAGTTTGGGCAGTTGGACTTTACAAACGATGTATGGGCAAGGGCTTATCGAACGGGTGACGCTTCCTCACGCAATCAAACATTTGCCATTGGGCTTAACTTTGGTGGGACTGAGTACGCATTCATTCCGGAAGACCGTATTCAAAAGGGATGGTATGCCGATGGACGGTATACATATTCTCCGGCTTTTCTAAATGAAGACACGATTAAATCTCTCGGAACAAATGCCGAATACATTGATTTGTCTAAGGCTTCAGTACCAAGCGGATGGGCAGGTGGTGACTCTCTTATTAAATCAGAGGACATAAAAACCTATGGTGACTATCTTTCAAAAAGCACAGTAGGCGCATCGGCAAAAGGATTTTTAGTCCCTGCTGACCAATTGGGAAACTATTTCCCAAATACAGCAACACTTGACCCTAAATTTGGTGCGATTAAGGGATTAGCAAGAGATCCCGACACGGGTGAATTAGGTTATGCGGCAACGGGTGGCGGCAACATTCAAGCCCCAATTGCAAAAACTACTCGTGTAAGTTACTACGAAAAACCATCGGGGTTTTTGGCTGATTTAGGTCGGTCAATTCAATCAATAGACCCAATTGGATTATTTGCGCTGAATTTGCTTGTTCCGGGGCTTGGAACCGGAATCGGAGTAGGCCGAGCAATTGGTGTTGGCGACCTTGAAGGCGCAGCCAAAGCATTGGTCATTGGTGAGATTATTGGACAAAGTGGCGTTGCTCAAAATGTTGCTGGTGCAACGGGTTCGGCTGCATTGGGTACTGCTGCTGCGGGTACTGCTGGCGGCTTGCTTGCTGGTCAAAACATAGGTCAAGCCATAACTACGGGCGCGACACAAGGCGCAATAAGTGGCGCGGCTGGAACCATTGCAGATCAACAAGCCGCTGATTACATTCAAAATCTTCCTACTCCGGACTACTTAAATGCTGGCCCTGCACCGACAAGCGCAGACACGATGGCAGCGTTTCCGGATACCAATCCGGCTAACTTTGTTGGCCCACCGACAGATATTGATACAACGCTGTTAGACCTATCAAATGTTGGGCCATCCACACAGACATACACCTATGAGGATGGCAGCACCCTAACGGTTGATAAAAGTGGCGGCGTAGTTGGTTATACAGATGCAACCGAAACCCCATATAAGGGGCCGGTAGAAACACCATCAAGCCCACTCACGAAGTCTCAGATTGAGGGGATGATTAAACTCGGTCTTACTGTGGCTGGCGCAAGTGCAGCAGCTAATGCCGTACAAAACGCCATATCTAGCGGTGGTGATGACACAACGCAAGGCGGTTTCCCATTCACTCCGAGCGACATATCCGGATGGGCAAGCCCCACCTACACGCAGACATGGCAAGCCCCAATAGACATAAACTCAATGTTTACCACCGACAATCTGTTGGGTGGCACACAATGGGCTGGACTGCAAGGCAACCAATTCGCCAATATCCCGCAAGTATCAATGTCTGACTTTATATCGAGTATCCAAAATGGAAAAGTTTGAACTTGCCAAAAATCTGCTCTCCGATGACTTCTTCTTAGAAGAAATGGAAGCATTAAAGCAATCTGAATTGCTGAATATAGTTAACTCTGCGCCGGAAGATATTGAAGCGCGAGAACTTGCATATTTAAAAATTCATGCTTTACAATCAATTAAAGGCCACTTTGAATCAATCGCTGCCACAGGGCAAATTGTGAAGAAGCGGTGGAAGATTTTGTAATCGTTGATTACACCGTGGCACTCGGTAAGTGCTGACAAAATGGGTTAGAAATGAGTGATAACACGGCTCCGCAAGGAAGTGAATCGCTGAATGTGGAACAAGCTGCTTCTGCATTCTTTGGGTTAATGGACTCTGAACCGAACGCCGAAGGCCAAGTCGAACAGAGTGCAGATTCAGAGAATGAGGAAGGCGTTGATTCCGAGTTGGTGGATTCTGAAGAAGTTGAAACAGAGCGAGCAAGCACTTTTCGTGTCAAAGCGGCTGGAGAAGAACGCGAAGTAACTCTCGATCAACTTATTGAGGGCTATCAACTTGGGGCCGACTACACAAAGAAAACCCAAACGCTTAGTGAACAACGCAAGGCCGTAGAAGCGGAACGAGCGAAAATTGACGAAGCAAACAAGTTAAGAGATCAGTATGCTCAACGCTTGCAGATGATGGAACAATTCCTAAGTCAGCAAACGAAGGGCGAGAACTTGGATGCTCTGAAGGAAAGTGACCCCATCGGGTATGCGGTAAAGGTAGCAGAACAGCAGCAACGCAAGGAACAACTTGCAGTTTTGAAGGCAGAACAGCAACGCATTGCTCAACAGCAACAAGCGGAACACTCTGAGAAACTTCAAAGCCATATTGCTCAAGAAAGCCAAAAACTTTCTAGTTCGATACCCGGCTACGCAGACCCAAAGGCTGGAGACCAAATCCGAAAGGATATTCGGGACTATGCCAAGTCGATCGGGTGGACTGACCAAGAGTTAGCCAATGTCTATGATTCTCGGGCTGTATTGAGTTTGTATCATGGTATGCGTTACGCTGCTTTGCAAAAGGGAAAGCCGGAGGTTTCCAAAAAGGTAACCGAAGCACCCCGAATGATGAAAAGCGGAGTATCTCAACCGAGAGACAATCAAGAACAGCACAAAAAAGCAGTGGCGCAATTGCGTAAGACAGGAAAAGTCCGAGATGCCGCAAGTGCGTTTGAACGGTTCGTT